GTATACGGCTTTGTAATTATTTGTTTTTATTTTATTTATTCTTATAATAGACATGCCTTCTATATCTATGTCATGCTCCGTAATTTCAGTAGACATGCTGTCTTTTTCGTATTCAACCAAAAGAAAATTATCTTTGATTCTTTTGGCAAGTTCGGTATTTAAGTCAACGTATGAGAATATTGTTTTTAATAAGTACTTAATGTTTTTATCGCTAATGCTATACCCTATGAATATGATAGGGTTATGTATGAATATTGAGAGTAGTTGAGCACGAATTAACTCATACTTATTGTCAAAGTTTGCGTAGTCTTCCCCTGTGATAATTATGTTGTTAGGGTCACTAACGCAGCCATGTATTTTGTAAACTGAACCGTACGGGTTGCTTAAAAGAATGTTGTTGCCAATCAATGGATTAAAATCAAAGATATTCTCTACGAGTTGGTCGTAGTTTGTTGTAATGATAGAGCCTATGTTTTTTCTTGTTTTTATTAAGCTATTTATTTCCTCCATCATTGACTCTTTTATTTTTAGGTCTTTAAGTATGGAGGTTAAATAAATTTTGAATCGACTTAGTTTTTTGCCCCTTTTCATGTGCTCATAGAAAACATCATTGATATCTTTGAACTTACCGTTCCGATCTTCTGCCAGCTTTTTGTTAAAAACACTTTCAAGTTTTGTAGCTAAGATATCGTATCGGTACTCGTCACCTTCCAGGCTTTCAGCTTTCAAATCGTAGTAGAATTCAGCATTACCGGTTAGTTCCATAGCGACACTCAAAAGAAGACCATCCCAGCTAAATGAGTTTTCTAGGTATCGTAGGCTAAATCCTGTCCCAATGAATAGAACAGGGTGGTTTTTGTAGTGGCTTACAAACTCTTGGATTTCCATACCGATTCTCAAAGTTGACATGTAATACCCTTATAAAAACAAATAGCCGTAAAAATTCCAATAGCTTTTTGGATTTCGCCCGGCGTGTAACCGGGCGGCTATGAAGGAGGGTTAAATCAGCGCGTCGGCGTCAGCGCCTTCGCTGATATCGTCGAAGTCATCCGGAGCGGCCACACCGCCGCCAGCGAACGCGTCACCGTCGCGAAGGAACTGAACACCACCCAGCGATGCGTTGATACGCTTGCCGAAGTTGTTGTCCTGCGCCCAGATGTCGATCACTGCGTTGACGTAGCAACCTGCATACGGGCGCCCATCAGCCTGAATCAGCGGTGAGCGATCGCGGTCAAGAACAGCCGGGCGTGCTTTGTTGGCAGCATTCAGGAAGAAGTTGCCCGGGAAGCCTTCGTATTCGGCTTTCTCGTCGCCATCATGCAGGCAGAGATTGAGCTTTTTCTCCAGCTGGTTGTAAATGGTTTCCCACTTCTCACCCCATTTTTCCTTCGCTACCTGCTTCAGCGCTTTGCGGACTTCGTCCAGCTGAGGGTGCTTTGGACCCATCAGGAAAACAGCTGAGAAGCGCGGGTCGCCTTCACCATTCACAGTTTTTGCTTCGAACAGAGCAGGGAAGGCCAGGCGGACGTTGTTCAGTTTAATTTTCATTGGTATTTCCTTAATCAAATGAGGTCTGTGGCGCACGCGTCGTCGGACACGTCGTCGAAATCGTTAACAGGGTTGATATTGAGCGCTGGGCGCGGGTCGGATTCGGGGGCGACGGTGGGCTTACCGTCATCGCGGGTGATCAGCGCTTCGACTTTCGTCCAGCGGCGGGGGCTGGCCTTTTTAATGAGCTTTTCGGCTTTGGTCGGGCTAATTAGTTTAAGGTCGAAAACTTCCTCGGTTTTATAGCGGAACTGGTCTTTCAGCAGCGCGCGGGCGGCTTCTTCATCGCTCCAGGCACGATTTCCCTGTTTACCAGTAACCAGCTTAAAGCCCGGCACCGGATGCCCGGCGTTCAGCTCAGCGTTTACACGGTCGCGTACTGCCTTTAGCCACGATTCGATAAAGTCGGCTTGGCTGTAGATCTCCGCCAGTTGCTCGACGGTTAACAGGGGGACACGTGCGCTGGCATCGGCGATTATCTCGCTGACAGGTTTAGACAGATCTTCGAAATCGCTGGCAGCTGTTTGCATATGCTGCATTTTCTGAGCAGTGCAGACGGCTTTTGCCTTACAGAAGCGACACTGTTTTTCGCCTGGTGTGAAGTTTTCCAGCGGCAGGGTTTCGACGCCTTCGCAATCAGCGATGTTGAACATCACGATCACATGAGCAGCGGCCTCCTGCGCCCGTTCGCCGAACGTCTGGAGCCCTTCCACCGTCAGGGCCCACTCTGAAACGTGGTTAAGCCGCGGCTGGTGGATGAACAGGCGTATCGTTTCGAAGTCGTACAGCATGCTGAATTGCTCAAGTGCGCCCAGGGCATATAACTGCAGTTGCTCGTTCTGCTCAGCATCGACCTGCACACCCTTACCGTATTTCAGGTCGTGGATCTGCAACTCTTTGCCGGCGATGATGACGGCGTCAGCGGTACCGAATGACTCAGGCACTCCGACAATGTGCGAAAAGTCGACACGTTGTTCGACAAGCAACTCATTGCCCTGTGACAGTGCCCAGACTGTATCGACGTAACGGCCAACGGCTTCGACCATTTCCTCACCTACCTGTGGGCCGGTAGTATCATCAGGATGTGCAGCGAGCGGGTAAGAACCGAGGAACATAGCGACATTGCAGCCCGCATAGTATTCCGGGTGGCTTTGGCGGTTGCGCAGCACCTTTTCGGCAAGTGCATGTGCTGCGGTACCTTCTAAAGCAAAGGACGTTTCTTTGTCTGGTTGCGTGGACTCCAGCGCCAGGCTACCCGCACACCTTAGCCAACGGTGCGCGGATGACGGGGAAAGTCTTGCATGAACGTCTGGCATAATTAGCCCTCCAGCGCTTTTTCGGCCTGGGCGATCACGTCTGCGAGGTGCTCGTCAGCGACTTCGCCGAGTTTTTTGGCACCCTGTTTTTCCAGAATGGCAATGGCTTCGGCACGGTATCCGCCTTTCGCGAGCTGGAGGACCAACCTTTCGGCCTGTTTACGCAGCGCAGCATACTCAGGCTGATCGTCAGTATCAGTGGTCACTTGCTGATTGCTATTTGCTGCGTTTTTACGTGCGAATTCTTCCTGTAACTGGAGATATTCAACCCGGTTAATCTCGATGTGGCCTTTCTCAAGCATTGCATTCAGCTTGCGTAAAGTGTGCAGCTCGCTGGCGGCTGAACCGTCTGGGCTTTTGATGTAAAACGGCCCTGTACGTTCTTCGGTTTTACTGTCTTTGCTGCTGCCTTTCTTCGGCTTTACTTCATCGCGCCCGGCTGGCGGAGCATCAAGCAGGCGCTCGGCAAAAGCACGGCGCTCGCCGATGGTCGGCAGGTCGTCCCAGAATTTCAGAATGTTGCGGGACAGGTCGAGCAGGGCGGGTTTAAGCAACTCTTTCGCGCGTTTAACACCCTGCAACGCGCTGTCCAGTGCATCGATTTGCACCACGCGTGCTTCACCGGTTGCGTCGCGGTACGCGACGGCGCGCTGCAACATTTCTTCGGTGATTTGTTGCGGTATCGGATAGAAGGCTGCAAGCGCGATAACGTCGCTGAATGTCAGGTCGTCCAGTGTCAGTGCCGCTTTTGTTTTAGCCACTGTTTCATGGTATTCCTGCACCTGCGCTATAGCATCCGGGCGCATGACAACGCCTGATGCCAGCGTGCTGATGAGACGTTCCAGCAGTTCGTTATTACGGGTTACCAGTTGGTTATTAAGCTCCAGGTTTGTTTCTAAGCTCATACTGCAGTCCTCGCTACAAGGAGAATGAAAGTTATGATCAGGCCGAGCGCAGTAGCGAGGGCCAGACCGGTAATTAAGTCGAAAGTTTTGCGGCGGTAACGGAGCACGTCGCGCCCCGTCAGCCGGTGGAGGTGTTCAGGTTTCATCGGTGGTGCTCCTTTTATGTCGGGGAACGCACTCCGCTGAATGCGTTTTCAGACATAAAAAAGCCCGTCAGTAGCGGCGGGCAAAGACTACACACAGCAATGGATGATTTATTCAGATGGGGGACGGCATACGGACTGGCATAATGAGCATATAAGCGTCAGCGCTTAACTGAAGGCGTATCGCGTCAGATACGCCTTGTGTTTCGATAATGGCATTGGCCTTTTTATCGAAATATTTTGAGCATTTCGCAGCGTCTGCCAGATAGGGCAGATGTATACCAATGGCATCCACTTTCCCGGGTTTAAAGTCAGCCACCCGTCGCCAGTCCGGAAAATGTCCGTCGATAACTTCGACAGGCGATGTCATGACGGTCTGACCTTCGTTATTGAGAAAAGTGGCCGCTTTCAATACCGTATCTATACGGACCTGCTCAAATTTTGTGGGAGGCTTTGCTTTCACGTTGACAATAGCGCTTTCCCCTTCGGTTATGGCCCTACCGCAAAACAGGCGATGCCCGTTTGTACCCACAACAAAACCTTCAGGGTCAAAGAAGATGCCATTCAGGTAATAGCGGACCTCCTTCACGCCAGCGCATGTCAGCGCAGACAGGTATTCAGCCCTTTTAACAGTGATCATGATGTATTCCTGCGTTGGTCAGTTCACTTTGGTGGTGCGGTGGCCGGTGCTGATCTTCGGCTTGTCTCGGTGGACTGCAATTCACCGCACCCCAAAGGGAACAAACGCCCCATCATCGGGGTGTTTCGACTTGTGTGACTTGTCAGCACACCTCAAAGTAGTCCTCTACGCTTACCGTACGCATACGGACTCGGCGCTTACCTCGATCCCATCGGGTGCTATTTTGTTTTGCCAGGAGCTTTGCGGCTTGCCTGTCACACAGTCCGGATTGTTAAAGAACGAATATTACGTTTTGTTGTAATTAAAAATAACGCAATGTAATTCCATCGTCAATACGAAATGTAATTTATTTGCTGGGGGTGTAAAAAAAAGCCCGCGTTAGCGGGCTGATGCTTGTATGTTGCGAGGGGATTAAAGCGGAGCGTTTAGATCGGTGATGTTGTCTATAAAGCGGGAAGATTTTACGATAGCGGCCACAAAGTAAATTTTATCGACAGAAAAATCATCCATTGTTAACGGTGGGTGTTGTTGATTAACGCTTATAAATTGGTATGTGTTATCGCGATGGTAGCCCAGCCGCTTAATCATATTTTTACCTTCCGCGGTTCGGACAAACACCTCATCGCCTGGACATACCTGCGTTCTCGGTTCGATGACGACAAACTCACCAGAATTGATGCGCGGGAACATGCTATCCCCCTTAACCTTTACAGAAAAAGCATCGGGATCAGAACTATAAATGCGTAGCCAACCCTGCGAGACCTCCTGCATTTCAAACTCGCCGTCGGAACCCATCACGGCTTCACCAACCACTGGAACAAGGCCATCCTTTGGTCTCCCTGCGTATTCAATTTCATCCTGAGAAGTTTTGACGCTGCCGTCGGGGAAAAGGCTAATCACGTCGATGTTCAGAGCTCGCATTATCCTTGCGATGTTATCAATCCCTGGATCGCGCTTTCCATTTAGCCAGTGCGCAACTCCTCCCTGGGTCAAACCCAACATCTCGCCCAGCTTCTCTTGTGAGATACCGAGCTCTTTCATCTTGGCCTTGGCCACTTGATTCCATGTAGTTTTCATAACGCTATTATTACACCTCGTAATGTTTTTGGAAGGTACGCAGTGTAATACTTGTTTGCTAAATAAATTACATATTGTATTTTATATTCATTGGACCCCTACTTTTGAGGCTGGGAATGAATAACTTAAAGAAACTCAGAAAGGCAGCTGGTATCTCTCAGGCGTCGCTAGCCGATATACTTGATGTATCTCAAGGAGCTATCGCTCACTATGAAAAAGAGAGACGCAAACTTAATGTAGATAGCGCAAAAAAAATTATTGAAGCGCTTAATACTCATGGTGTTAGCTGCACTTTTGAAGATGTATTTCCTACTCAAAACGACAAAAAGGCGTAACCCATGCCAGAAAACAAAAGCTGGGGGGCGACGCCTGATGAATGGTTTCACTTCGATCTGGTGCTGGGACGTACTGACCAGTTGCTGCCAGTCGTTTGTAACCCGGGCGCGGCCATTTCCCCCGACAGTAAACTGAAAGCGCTTGGCAAAACACCGAGCCGCTATAACCGTGACCGTCAGGTCACCGGTATTTCACACTGGACAGAACACGTCGTAACTGAGCATGACTTTGCCCGATGGTCTAAAGAGCCCGATTACGGGATCTGCGTGCGTACAGGTCACGGCTGGCTTGCGCTGGACTGTGACAGCGAAGACGAAGACATCCAGGCTGATATTTGCAAAACGCTGGTGCAACTGCTGGGCGAGCTGCCGCCACGACGCTGGCGCGCCAACAGCAATAAATGTCTGTACCTGCTGGCCGTTGACGGCGATTTCCGTAAGCGCATCCACCGTCTGGCGGGGGATATGGGGATTATCGAGCTACTGGCGAACGGGCAGCAGTTCGTTGCCTGCGGTACGCACAGCAGCGGCGCGCGTATTGAATGGGACGGTGGTCTGCCGGATGAGCCACCCGTCGTTACTGCTGACCAGTTCGAAACGCTGTGGCAGCGCCTGGCGGACCAGTTGCCTGTGTCGGTCACCACTGAAGCGGGCAGCACGAAGATGCGCGACCGCTCAACGTTCACGCCCGGCGCCACGGATGAGACAGCGAATTATCTGGATGCGAACGGTTGGACGCTGCTGGACGGCGCGAACGGCGAGCGCTATATCCGCTGCCCGTTTGAGGATGGTCACAGCACCAGCGGCGACCCGACCAGCACAGTTTACTTCCCGGGTGGTACCGCGGGCTTTGAGCAGGGGCATTTCAAGTGTCTGCACGCCAGCTGTGCGCACCGCGACGACGGCGATTTCCTTAATGCCATCGGGATCCGCAACGACGATTTCGAAGACCTGACTGCAGATGAAGAAGGTGATAAACCAGAGTTTGTGGATATTAACACCGATATGACCAGCCACTTCCTTGAGCGCTTTATCTACGTTATCGAGGGTGATCAGGTATGTGATCTTAGCCGACCGCCATATCAGTGCATGATGGATATGAAGTCGTTCAAAAACCTGATGGCGCCTTACCAGTTCCCGCCAGAAGGGAAGGGGCAACCTGTACCCGCGACAAAGCGCTGGATAGAGCACCGGCATAAGAAGATAGCTGAGACGACAGGCTATAAGCCTGGCTCAGGTCGTATTATCGAGCGTTTCGATGGCAGGTACGAGATTAACGAATTCTATATGCCCGAACATCCTCGTACAGCGGATACGAGTAAGGTGTCCACGTTCCTTAACCATATGGCCTATCTGGTACCTGATGCCTGGCAACGCGAGTTCTTCATCGCTCGCCTGGGCTGGATGGTACAGCGCCCTGAAAGGCGTTGCCCGATTTCCATTCTGCATGTGGCTACCGCACATGGTACGGGTAGGGGATGGGTCAGCCAGTTGATGGAGCGCGTGCTCGGCCCATGGAACTGCGCTCGCACCAGAATGAAGATCCTGTGCGATAACCAGTTCCATGATTATCTGTACAACACGTTGCTTTGCACCATTGACGAGGTGCGCGAAAACGATAAGCGGTATGAGGTGAACGATAAGATCCGCGACGTGCTGACAGAACCACGGTTTGAAGTGAACCGCAAATATGGCAGCAAAAAGACGATGGATATTTATACCGGCTTTCTGTTCTACACCAACCACTTTGATGCGCTGGCGCTGCCAGAGGAAGACCGCCGTATCGCCGTGCTTGGTGGCCCTGACTTCGCTGCAAGCGAAGAGCATTACGCCAGCCTGTACGGCGCGCTAAGCGACAGTGACTTTATCGCGCAGGTGTACTGGTATCTGATGGGCGTTGACCTGTCCCGCTTCAACTGGCAGCGCGCACCTGAGACGAAAGAACGTCTGTTGATGATTGAAAGCAATAAGAGCGATGTGGAGTCTGCTCTTATCGAAATCCTGAATAACCCGCCAGTACCTGCAATGACCTACCAGCAAATCGTTAACGCGATACTGGCAGAAGCAGGAATGGACGTGGAAATTAACCAGAAGCATATAACTCGCGTTTTGAAAGAAAGAACAAAGCGGGAACCTGTACGCGTAAAAATTGACGGGTTTGTATATAGGATTTGGATTCTTGTAAAAGATAACGAGTTCAGCAACGAAGAATTGCGCGAAATATATAAATCTTGTGAGATTTTGCAATCTGGATTGTAAAAAGGTGACGGCTAGGTGACGGCAAAACGGTTAAGCGTCACCTTAAAAAAGTCAATTAAATCAGAGTTGAAATGCTAAAAGGTGACAGGTGACGGCAGAATTTAAAACTATATACGCGAGAACTTGTATTTTAGGTATTATACGATCTTTTATGTATATAGAACTCAAATCAGCCGTCACCTGTCACCTGAAATACTCTCAAGCCTTATGTGGAGCGCTTTACAGTAGGTGACGGATAGGTATTTACGCGTCACCTATCCGTCACCTCGGAAATTAACTTGAAAAATTTAGCAAATAACTAATTGGAGAATCGAAATATGAAAAATAATACAGCTTTAGAATTTACAAAGAATGCAAAGGGCCAAATCGAAACAAGCATCAGCAATGTGTTTAAAGCGATCAGTTCACCTGAACATTGTGGAATGCATCTGCGATACACCGGAACGACGCTCGAATGTGCTCCTTTTGGGACGGGCGAATGGCGTTTATTCAACGATACAGATATCAGCCACCTGCGTATCACCCTCGGCGAGAAAGGATTCGGTCGTATACGGCCGGGGATGGTGAAAGAGGTTGTAGCGCTTGTTGCGCTTGGCAATCCCGAGAGCAAATCGAGTTTTTAAGCACGCCCACGGAGAGGCGGACGCGGTTCCCTGAAAAATTTTCTGTAGCAAAACGTAGAGGTCAGAGCTATGCGTAATATTCAACAGGTTTTAGAGCGCTGGGGCGGCTGGGCTGCCGATAGCAACACCGCAGTAAGCTGGGCTCCGGTCGCTGCCGGGTTTAAAGGACTTGTGGTCAGCAGTTCATCCAACAGACTGAGTTGCTGCGACGACGACGGGCTGGTTATTGATGGCTGTGTCTGCCGTCTGCAGCAGGTGCGCAAGCCCGAGGAGCTGGACGTCATCATGCTGTACTACGTCCACGGGTTGACCAAACGCGAGATAGGGCGAAGGGCTAAAATTTCCGAACGTGAGGTCCGCCGCCTCATGTCTACCGCAGAAGGGTTTATCGAAGGGTGTCTTTGCATGTTGAATGTGCGTTTGCAAATGGATCCTGAGGTTGAAAAACAACGAAGTGAAAAAAGTATTAGTGCGGGCCGCAAAAAGTGCGCTACGCTGGTATGAGTTGAATTTCTGACCTCAACGAAGAGGCTCCCGTGTGGGGGCTTTTTTCTTGCCCCGTTCAGGGGAAAAGTTAATAAAACAGGGCTTACGCTGCGAAAAAACGCTATGCATTTTGCACCCTGTTTTATGCACGATTTATTCACTCGCTTTTGTCCGTTTCGAACCACTTAACCCGCGTAAATACGCCTTTCACCGCAAACCTGTGGCGAGTGCGGATCGCGTGGTGCCGATAACGTACATTATGTTAAATAGAGCTGTTTTTTAACAAATTATGGGGCTCGCTTCGGCGGGCCTTTTCCGTATTCAGGGCTCACTGGCGGACGGCTCATAACCCAATCCGACAGGCGCTTGCGTAGAGCCCGTCCACTATATCAGGCTCCGGGAACCACCCTCGATATTATCTACGTAGCAAACGCAGCCCGTGAAGCCTGACCCTTTGATCACACACTGCGCCATCTGTGAGCTATCGGTGGTGGGGCTATGACTGGAAAGAGCAGCCTGTACAACAGGATTTGAGTTGTGGCTTCTTGCACCGCGGCATTTTCTGCTTCGCCCTATACTATTTGCTTAGTCTTGCGGAGGTGTGAATGAAAGAAGGGTATTACTGGATTCAGCATAACGGTGTTGTTCAGGTGGCATACTATACGAATGACACAGTTGACGATCTGGAATCAGGACAGCTTATTGTCGGTGTCTGGCATCTGACAAGGGGCGATGATATCTGCCATAACGGCGAAGCAGAAGTACTTTCCGGACCGTTACAATCGCCAGTTTAAATGACTTAAACCTTATCAGGGCTGCCATCAGGCAGCCTTTTTTATTTCCCCTCATAACTGAGAGGACCCACATAACCAGAGGGGGATGAATGTCCGAACCTGTATCCAGTGCGACAGTGTTGGCTGGTGGATTAATGGGGGCCAGTGTATTCGGTCTGGCGACCGGAACCGATTATGGTGTGGTATTCGGTGCTTTTGCCGGCGCGGTGTTTTATGTCGCCACGGCAACCAACATCGGACGGATCAGGCTGGTCGCTTATTTTATTACATCATTTATTGTGGGAGTGCTTGGCGCCGGGCTGATAGGTACTAAGCTTGCGGCAATAACGCATTATGAAAAACCACTGGATGCACTTGGCGCAGTAATTATTTCTGCAATGTGTATAAAGTTTCTCACTTTTCTCAACAGTCAGGATCTGAACACTCTGTTCAGTATTCTCTCCCGTATCAGGGGAGGGGGATCAGATGGTAGCAAATGACCCTTCTGCAGTTCTGAATGCCGTAATTTGTGGGGTGATAGTCATCGTTTTGATGTTTTACCGACGCGGTGATGCGACACACCGCCCCCTGATTTCGTTACTGGCCTATGTCATGGTGCTGGTGTATGCCAGCGTCCCTTTCCGGTTTGTTTTTGGTTTATATGAATCATCCCACTGGCTGGTGGTGATGGTGAATATCCTTATCTGCGCCGCTGTGCTGTGGGCTCGCGGTAATGTGGCACGCTTGGTTGATCATCTGAGGCAATAATGAACCAATCACAATTTCAGCAGGCGGCTGGTATTAGCGCCGGGCTTTCTGCGCGCTGGTTTCCACACATTGATGCGGCAATGAGCGAATTCGGTATTACTGCTCCACTCGATCAGGCCATGTTTATTGCACAAGCGGGACATGAATCAGCAGGATTTACTGTTCTGAAGGAAAGCTTCAATTATTCGGTGGAGGCGCTGAAAAAGACGTTTGGTAAACGCCTTACGCCTTATCAGTGCGAAATGCTGGGGCGTATTGATGGTCGTCAGGTTGCCCACCAACCACAAATAGCCAATCTGGTTTATGGCGGCCGCATGGGTAACAAAGACGCCGGAGATGGCTGGAGGTATCGCGGGCGTGGGCTTATCCAGATTACTGGGCTGGAGAATTACACCAGATGTGGTGTTGCCTTGAAACTGGATCTGGTGGCGAATCCGGGACAGCTTGAGCTGGAACGTCATGCAGCCCGATCCGCAGCGTGGTTTTTCGCCACCAAAGGATGCTTGAAATACTCCGGCGACTTGGTACGTGTTACGCAGGTCATCAACGGAGGGCTGAACGGTATTGGTGATCGGCGGGAGCGCTTTGAAAAAGCAAAATCGGTGCTGGTATGAATCTGTTACCTGTATTGCTGAAAAAATACTGGTTGCAACTCTCAGTGACTTTGCTGATTGCTGCACTTGCATGGGCAACAGAGCATTACCGCGACAACGCCATTCAGTATAAGTCGCAGCGCGATACCGCCAGCCGTAGTCTGAAGCTGGCGAACGAGGCAATTACCGACATGACGAATCGCCAGCGTGACGTTGCCGCCCTCGATGAAAAATACACAAAGGAACTCGCCGATGCGAAAGCTAAAAATGATGCTTTGCGCGATGATGTCGCCGCTGGCCGTCGTCGCCTGCTCGTCAACGCCACCTGTCCCGCAGTGCCGGCAGGTAAATCCACCTCCGCCGCCCGCGTGGATAATGCAGCCCGCCCCAGACTGGCAGACTCCGCTCAACGGGATTATTTCACCCTCAAAGAGCGAGTGACAACAATGCAAAAGCAACTGGAAGGGGCGCAGGACTATATCAGAACACAGTGCCTGGCTCAGTAGCCATACACAGGACAATCAATATGACCAAGAAGCTGAAAGCAAAGCATGAGGTGTTTTGCCGCGAGTTTCTTGTCGATCTGAATGCCACTCAAGCCGCTATCCGTGCAGGATACGCCGCTAAGCGAGCGCATGTTACAGGGGCTGAGCTTTACGGCAAACCTGAAATACGCGCCCGCATCAACGAGCTAAAGCAGGAGCGTATCGACCAGTTGGGCATCGACGCGAATTATGTGCTGATGCGGCTGGTGGAGATCGACAAGCTCGATGTGGCCGATATTCTCGAAGACGATTTGAGCGTTAAGCCACTCTCTGAGTGGCCGGAATCGTGGCGTCGGTACCTTAGCGGATTCAACCTGGCCGAAATGTTCGAGGGGCGCGGGGATGACCGCGAGATGGTGGGTATTCTTAAAAAGATTAAGTGGCCCGACAAGGTTAAAAACCTTGAGTTGTTGGGGCGCCATGTCGCTATTCAGGCGTTTAAAGACAACGTGAAAAATGAACTAACTGGCCCGGATGGTACGCCAATCCGAACCGAGGTTACCAATTTAACGCCTGAGCAAGCTGCGGAGGCGTATCAAAAGATGATGGGTTAGCTATGCCTTTACCGTTCCCCTTTGACTTCAAAAATCCTGATTACCAGATGGTTTTTGAATGGCGAATGGAGCGTTTGCTGCGTATTCGCCAGCATCCTGAGATGCTGCCCGCGTTGAAGCAGTTTTATCGTACTAACCCGGCTCAGTTCATCATCGACTGGGGCATGACGACGGACCCGCGTAATATCGATTATGGCCTGCCGGTCACCATCCCTTTTCTGCTATTCCCGAAACAGGAAGAGTGGATTCACTGGATTATGGAACGCTGGGGCAAGCGGGAGAACGGTATCACCGAAAAATCCCGTGAAATGGGGCTGAGCTGGACGGCGATCGGGATGGCCTGTTCGCTTTGCCTGTTTAACAAAGAGATGGTCATCGGCTTCGGTTCCCGTAAAGAGGAATATGTCGACAGTACTGGTGACCCTAAGGCGCTGTTCTGGAAGGCGCGCAAGTTTGTAGAGACGTTGCCCGTCGAGTTTCGTGGGTCGTGGAATGAGAAGAAGCATGCACCGTACATGCGTGTTGAATTTCCTGAGACAGGCGCGGTCATCAAGGGCGAGGCTGGTGACAATATTGGACGTGGTGACCGAACCACACTCTATCTGGTGGATGAGGCTGCATTTCTGCAACGCCCGCTACTGATTGATGCGGCGTTATCGCAAACCACCCGTTGCCGTATTGACCTGAGTTCGGTCAACGGCATGGCGAACCCTTTTGCGCAGAAACGACACGGCGGAAAGATACCGGTATTCACATTCCACTGGAGCAGCGACCCCCGTAAGGATGATGAATGGTATCGCAGGGAATGCGAGAAAATCGACAATCCGGTGGTAGTGGCGCAGGAGCTTGACCTGAACTACAGCGCATCAGCGGAAGGTGTCCTGATCCCCTCAGACTGGGTACAGGCTGCTGTTGATGCACATATCAGGCTGGGCATCCAGCCAACTGGCAAACGACTGGGGGCGATGGACGTCGCCGACGAAGGTCGGGACAAAAACGCCTTTTCAACCCGTCACGGTTTCCTTCTGAAGAATGTGCGGGAATGGTCCGGCGTGGGGAGCGACATTTACCAGTCTGTTGAGAAGGTCTTCGGCTTTTGTGAACAGGATAATCTCGAAGAGTTTCGCTTCGACGAGGACGGTCTGGGGGCTGGCGTTCGCGGCGATGCGCGTGCCATTAACGAATTACGCAAAGCCGCCCGCAGGCCCCCAATACTTGCCACACCGTTTCGTGGTAGCGGCGCGGTATTCGATCCTGATGACGAAGCCGTACGGGGCGACAATGGGCAGGCTGCACGCCTGAACAAGGATTTCTTCGCCAACGCCAAGGCACAGAGCTGGTGGTACTTACGCAAGCTCTTCCGGAATACCTACCGCGCCGTTGTTGAAGGTATGGCCTACAACCCGGACGAAATTATCTCCATCAGCAGCACGATGGAGAGCAAAGACAAACTCATCATCGAGCTTTCGCAGCCAACCTACTCCATTAACGGCGTGGGGAAAATCGTTGTGGATAAACAGCCTGACGGCACCAGGTCGCCGAACCTCGCCGACTCGGTGATGATCAGCTACGCGCCAATGAATTCAGCCCTCAACATCTGGGAGCTGCTAGGGAGACAGGCCTGATGGCACGAAACAAACAAGCCTCGCGACGAACGGTACAGGCCACTGCCGACGGCTACGAGAACTTTGTCGCCCGCGTGGGGATGCAGACGCCTAACCAGCACTCCGCATCGACCTACAGGGCGAACTTCACCAGCCGCAACCGTATGCTGGTGGAATGGTCCTATCGCTCATCCTGGCTCATCGGTGAAGCGGTAGATGCTATCCCCGACGACATGACCCGCAAAGGCATTCGCATCACTTCTGAGATTGACGCAAAAGACCGTGGCACTCTCGAAGCGCAACTGGATCAGTTGCAAATCTGGGATGCGCTGAACGACGTACTGAAATGGTCTCGTCTCTACGGCGGCGCGGTGGGCTTCATCATGATAGAAGGTCAGGCGCCCATGACCCCGTTACGGCTCGAAACCATTGGTGAAGGCAAGTTTAAGGGTATTCTTCCGCTTGACCGCTGGATGATTAACCCGGTACTGACCCGCCGCATTAAAGAAATGGGGCCGAATCTCGGCAAGCCTGAGCTTTATGATGTGGTGACCACCGCAACGGGCATCCCCGCCTGGCGTATTCACCATAGCCGCCTGATTCGCTTCGATGGGGTGACGCTGCCATTCCAGCAGAAGATGACCGAGAACGAATGGGGAATGTCGGTTGTAGAGCGTATCTGGGATCGGCTTACTGCGTTCGACAGCGCCACTGTCGGTGCGGCGCAGCTGGTCTACAAAGCGCATCTGCGGACCTACAAAGTGGAAAAACTCCGTGAGCTTATTGCACTGGGCGGCCCGGCATTCGAGGCGTTGCTGAAAAACATTGATCTGATCCGCCAGTTTCAGAGCAATGAAGGCATGACGCTAATGGATGCCAAGGATACCTTCGAAACCCACCAGTACAGTTTCAGCGGTCTGGATGACATTCTTTCGCAGTTCGCCGAGCAGATTAGCGGTGCTGTTGGCATTCCATTGGTGCGCCTCTTCGGGCAGTCCCCTAAAGGTTTCTCAACGGGTGACGCAGACCTTGCCAACTATTATGACCGGGTCAGTTCATTGCAGGAGCGCCGCTTACGCCTGCCAGTGCGCCGGGTGCTGGACATTATGCATCGTTCGGAGCTCGGTAAGCCGCTGCCGGACGATTTCACGTTTGAGTTTAACCCGCTATGGCAGATGTCAGATGTGGACCGCTCAACGGTGGCTGTGAATACCACCACGGCGATTGTCAATGCGCTGGATGCAGGGCTGATGACAACCAAAGCCGCTATGACCGACCTGCGTGAAAACTCCGATGTTACTGGCATCGGCGCATCCATTATCGACGAGGATATCGAGAATGCCGAAGACGAAGCGCCGCCCGACATCGGCGAACTTGTCGACAAACCGCCAGAGCCGACAGGCGGAGATCCGATATCGAACGAGCCTACGGCAGATAGCGCGGGCGGTCGGGGATATCGTAAAAGGGCACTACGATGGTTCAAATGATAGCGTCACCGAAATCATGGAAGCCCTGGAGCGCTACAGCGAAATTATAACGCCGTGGGCGACGAAGGTTGCTGTGAACTTTACCGCCGACATTGCGCGCCAGAATGAAAAGCAGTGGCGTCAGCACAGCCGGAACATCAGCGCAGAGCTGCGCAACATGGTCGACCGCGCCCCGGTAGGTCAGGTGATGCAGTCCATCATCGCGCAGCAGGTCAGGTACATCAAATCGCTACCCCTTGAAGCTGCTGACAGGGTGTACAACATCCAGAACAAGGCTATTGAGGCTGTTGTGACTGGCGGACGGGCTGAGCCATTCGCGAAAGAGATAGCAGCGTCCGGTGACGTGTCACGCTCACGAGCGAATCTTATCGCCCGTACCGAGCTTGGACGTGCAACCGGCGCGCTTGATCAGGCGCGTGCGCTGTCAATCGGCTCGAATGGTTATATCTGGCGTACAGCCGAAGATGGCGACGTTCGGCATTCTCATCGGGAGATGGAAGGGAAGTTTGTCGAATGGGGACGACCTCCAACGCTTGACGGCATGACCGGTCACGCTGGCGAGCTCCCGAACTGCCGCTGTTATAAAGAGATCGTCTTCCCCAACCCTCATTCTTATCTCGCCTGAATCGCAGGTAAAACATGAAATATTTTTTCAATACCCGGCTGGGGGAAACCCGCTATCAGCTGGCTGACGGCTCCCTGCTGTGTAAAGACGTGCCGATAGGTCGAACGGGTAAGCAGCTTTACGGCGCTGCTGATCTGCCAAACCTCAAGCCTGACAAGTTCGGTGAGATAGTCGTAACGCGCTCTCCTGAGCAGGTATTCCATCCGGCCACGCTCGCCTCATTTGAAGGGATGAGCATCACGATCCTGCATCCTGAAGATGAAAACGGGAATGTGCGGCTGGTGAATCCCGAAAACTGGAAAGAGCTTGCTGTCGGGCATCTTCAGAACGTTCGACGCGGGACCGGAGACCAGTCTGATTTGATGCTGGCTGACCTTATAGTCAAAGACGAAAGCGCCATTCAGCTAATCGAGGATGGTCTGCGCGAAGTGTCGTGTGGTTATGACGCGGAGTACGAGCAGACCGAACCGGGTAAGGCCGAGCAGGTAGAAATTACAGGTAACCATGTGGCTCTTGTCCCCAAAGGCAGAGCCGGAAATCGTTGTGCAATTGGAGACAGAGACACAATGGCAAATCAAAAGAAAAGCTGGTGGACCCGCATGCGCACGGCCATCAAAACAGGTGACTCGGACACCATGAACGAACTACTGGACTCAGCGCCAGCGGCTGTAACGGGTGATGAAGGTGATCTGCCTGGCGGCGTTAATCTCAACATTAACCTTTCACCGCAACAGCCATTGCCGGACAAAAAGCCGGAGATGGGCGGAGATGTGACCGGCGACGGCGAGGACGATATCAAAACCCTGCTCAAGGCCCTGCTGGCTAAGCTGGAAGGAACGGCAACGGGCGATAATGCTGACACCCCTGATGATAAAGATAAGAAAGACCCGACCGGCGACGGCGAGGACAACGAAGAGGAAACCACGATTACTGGTGATTCTGCCTATCGCGCTGAAGTCATTATCCCGGGTATCGATCTGAGCCGTAAGGTGAAACCGACCGCATTTAAACGTGATGTGCTGGCGGCAGCAGACAAAACACTGGTTCGCCAGGTTGTCGGTGACGCTGGTATCCGCAAATTACCTAAACAATCGGTTGATATGGCGTTTAACGCCGTATCTGAGATTGCAAAAGGGAGAAACACCCGCAGCACCACGGGCGATGCACAACGTCCAGGCATGGGCATGACCAGCATCGCTTCCCTGAACAAACAAAACGCCGACTTCTGGTCTAACCGCAAAGGATAATCCAATGACTGCATATCTGTACCGGATGCCTGTTGGCATTGCCGGGGCTATCTCTCGCCCGCAGGACTTAACCGTCGAACCGGTGATCCTTAAATCCGATAACGCCTTCGCAGCGTATGGTCTGGCTGGCAAATACGACGCTGACGGCTTTTTCGTGCCGCTGGCGGAGGGTGACACCGTCGACAAGGTGAAGGGTATCTACGTTCGTCCGTATCCGACCACATCGCAACCAGACATGGTTCGCCAGGTGGGTACTGATAAGAATTTCCCGGGCGACGCCATGAAGCGTGGGTACATGACGGTAAACGTGGGTGCTGATGCTTCGTCCGTTAAAAAAGGGGGCGTGGTGTACATCGTGGTATCAGCCGATGCTTCCATCCCGGTTCCACTTGGCGGGATCACGGCGGCAGAGGTGACAGGCAAAACAGCCGCGTTACCTGATGCTTTTTTTACGGGGGCCGGTGACGCTAACGGCAACGCAGAAATCTCCTGGAAGATTTAAGGAACAGACGAATGATTACTTTTGATCAGGCAACCGTTGATAGCTCCGGTGCCTTTCTCATCGGGGAGCTGGAGCGACTCGACCAGGGGCTGAATCTGCCACTGGTGGGTTATACCTGGACACGTGATATCCAGTTGCGCGAAGACGTCTCTATCGCAGATGACATTTCCAGCTGGACGAATACCAGTTTTGGCGTGGCGGGTTCTGGCGCTAATCCGAATGGTAAAAACTGGGTAGGCAAAGATTCAACTGCCATTGCTGGCGTTAATGTTGATATCAGTAAAGACGGCAATCCGCTGAACCTTTGGGGGATGGAGCTGGGATGGACTGTTGTTGAGCTGGCTGCGGCACAGCAGGTAGGCCGTCCGATCGACACTCAGAAGTACGACGGGATGCAGCTTAAATGGCAGATGGATAACGACGAACAGGTTTACGTCGGAGACGAAGCGCTTGGTTTGAAAGGTCTGACTAATCTCGTTGGTGTGACGCTGAACAACGCAACGAAGACCTGGGCTAACTCCACCAACGATGAGATCCTCGACAGCGTAAACAGCATTCTGTCGAATGCCTGGGCAGCATCCGGTTATTCCGTCGTGCCTTCTGATCTGCGCATTCCGCCAGAGCAGTATTCATTGCTGGCGAGCCGTAAGGTTTCCGAAGCGGGTAACCAGTCACTGCTGACCTATCTGGCTGTGAACACTATCGCTTTCCACCAGAACGGCGTTCCGCTGGAAATCAAAGCGGTAAAATGGCTGAAAGGGCGCGGGGTTGGCGGTAAAGACCGTATGGTCGCCTACACCAACGATAAGAAATACGTCCGCTATCCACTGGTTCCGCTGCAAAGCGTTCCTGTTCAGTATCGTGGTCTGTACCAGATTGCGACCTACTACGGCAAGCTCGGTGCGGTTGAGCCAGTGTACAAAGAAACCCTGTCCTACGTGGACGGTATCTGATAACCAGAATGGCCCCGAAAGGGGCCAGAAGGAAACTAAAAATGGCGAAAGAAAAGCTGGTTACCATCCATGTTCACACCCCGTTTACGCTGACGCTCGGCGATCAGTCAAAACAGGAGTTTGGCCGGGGACGGCATAACGTACCAGAAGAGGTCGCGTCGCACTGGTTTACCCGGGCGCACGCTGAGCTTTCCGAAAGCGGATCGAATGAAACTGATGACCAGCAACCCGTTATTGACAGCCTTCAGGCGCAGATTGCCGATAAAGATAAACTGATTGCCGATCTGAAAGACGCTCTGCTCAAGCTGCAGGAGCAGAACGACAGCCTGCAGGCGCAGATTACTTCCGCCCGGACTGGCGGTAATGGGGCGAAAGATGCCAAAGAATCAAAGCCTGCCAACAGTAAGTGATTTTCGCCGCGACTTCCCGCAGTTTGCTGACCCGGCAAAATATCCCGACGTCCAAATCGAGTTCCGTCTAAATCTGGCCGATGAACTACTGAGCGAAAACGTCACCGGCAAAAAGTTGTTTCCGTACTTTGCCGAGTTGTTCGTTGCGCACTATATGACGCTCTGGGCGGCAGATAGCCGGGCGATGCTGGTTGGCGGTCCGGGCGGTTCAACCAATGGTGTTCAGTCCTCCAAGTCCGTTGACAAGGTAAGCGTCAGCTATGACACCAGCGCGACGCTAAACCCTGACGCAGGCTTCTGGAATAACACCCGGTATGGCGCTGAATTTTATCAGCTGATCACGATGTTCGGTGCAGGGGGACGCCAGCTATGAGTTTCAAAAGCGGTGTAACAACGAGGGTTGATAACGCTCAGGCAATACTGGATGCGCTAAAGTCGCTAACCAAAAAGGATGTGCTGGTCGGTATACCTGCGGAAGACAGCGATCGGGATGATGTGTCGTTCGGTAATGCCGGGATTGGGTATATCAACGAATACGGTTCACCTGCACAAAACATCCCACCACGTCCGCATCTTGTACCCGGCGTTAAATCAGTTGAAGACCAGACGATGCCACAGCTTAAAGCTGCGGCACAGGCTGCGCTTGATGGTAATGCGGCGGGAGCGGAAAGAGCACTCAACCGCGCAGGTACAGTGGCTGCAAGAGGGGTGAAAAATCACATCAAAGCTGCCAATTTTACTCCGCTTGCAGATAGCACAGTTGAAGCGCGTGCGCGCCGTGGGCGTAAAGGTGCGAAAGCGGAACTTGCGCGGCGTGCTGCTGGTGAATCTCCGGGCACCACTTTGGCTAAGCCTCTTTACGATACTGGCAAATATCTCGCCTCAATAACCCATGTAGTGAGGGATAAAGATGCCGATTCTTGATGTAACCGATGTTCTTTTCGACCCGGATTTTTGTGACTTCAACCTTTGGGTAACGCGTCGGGTACAGACAGTGGACGAAGACGGGATTGGTAGCGACAGCGAAGTTAAAACGCAGTTTGCCGGAGTTGTTACCATTGACCGTTCACTGGAAAACCGCCGCATGCAGTCCGGGCAGGTTATCAGTGGAGCAATCCTTATCGTGGCGACTGAGCGACTCACGCAGGGGCAGACTGGCCGTGATGCCGATATCGTGACGTATCAGAACCGTGATTATCGTGTGACATTCGTCGACCCGTACACCGCATATGGCGCCGGCTTTGTACAGGCGCATTGCGAGCTGCTGCCGTTCGATGGAGGATTTCCCGTTGAGCAATAATTCCAGTACGGAGCCGGGATGGCTTACACCTGTCAGCGGCGACCCGGATTATGACGAGGCGCTCGACAGGCTGTTAAGCCAGTGGGTACGCAACGTTTCCGGTTTGCCGACTGGAATGGTTCGCCCCCGATGGCAGAAAGATCAACCGCCACTGCTGCCAGTTGAAACGAACTGGTGCGCATTTGGCATCATCGAATGGCCCATTGATGATAATCCAGCATTCATCAGGCAAGCAGACTCCGGAACAGAGCTATGGAGACACGAAACATTTGTCGCAATGGCATCATTTTACGGTCCTTCAGGAATGAAGTTTGCCTCTATTTTCCGCGATGGGATATCTGTTGAGCAGAATAACTCCGAACTAAATCGGATGGGGCTGACATTAGGCGATGTCAGTTCCATTACCCCCTTTCCTGAACTTATCAACCAGCAGTGGCTACGCCGTTATGACATCACGGTGAAGATACGCCGCAAAGTCACGCGCACATACAACATTAAATCTATCGTCGACGGTAATGTCGCGATCTCAACCGGAGATTGATCATGGCGAAAGGCTTGCCTTTAAACCGCGTCACCAACGTAACCGTGACGCTTTCTGCCAGAGCTGCGCAGGGCCGAAATTTCGGTTCGATGCTGATTCTGGGTAATTCCACTGTTATTCCTATCACCGAGCGTCTGCGCCTGTATTCCGATCCGGCAGATATCGGGGATGATTTCGGCGTCGACAGTGAGGAATACAAAGCAGCTGTAGTCTGGTTCTCCCAGTCTCCGCGTCCGACGCAACTGTATGTTGGTCGCTGGATTGATAGCCTCACTTCGGCTGAATCTGGCCCTACTGAAACTCTGCTGCAGGCGGTTAACGCGTTGCTGGATTACAACTCCTGGTATGGTCTGCATCTGGCCGTTCCGGTGGCTGACTATCCGGATGATGCTGACCTGATCTCCGTTTCGTCGGCGATCGAGTCTGCGACCGTTTCGCGAATCCTGGCTATAACTTCGAGCGAAGCGGATATTCTGAGCTCGGCGGTTGAAACCGATTTGGCTACCAAACTGAAGGCCGCAAAATACAGCCGGACCTATATCCAGTATTCATCTACCAGTCCCTATGCTGCATTGTCAGCGTTTGGACGTGCGTTTACGGTCAACTTCACCGGCAGCAATACCACTATCACCCTGAAGTTCAAGCAACTGCCTGGCATCACCTACGAAACCATCGGTACATCACAGGCGAATGCTCTGGAAGCGAAGAACTGTAACGTTTACGTGTACTACGAAAACGATACAGCCATCCTTGAACAGGGTGTGATGTGTAACGGCGATTTCTTCGATGAGCGTCACGGGCTCGACTGGCTGCAGAACGCAGTACAGACAGCCGACTACAACACGCTTTACACCAGCACCACGAAGATCCCACAGACCGATGCTGGTACAACGACCCGAATCGCCAACATCGAAAAAGTGCTGGATGTGGCCGACAAAAGCGGTCTGTTTGCACCAGGTATCTGGACTGGCGGACCAATGGGGCAACTCGGAACTGGCGACACCCTGACCAAAGGGTATTACACCTGGGCGGATACTGTGGACAACCAGCTGCAGACCGATCGTGAAGCGCGTAAAGGCGTACCGATTCAGGTGGCCGCGAAACTGGCCGGGGCCGTTCATTACGGCGATGTAGCAATTACCGTGGTTCGTTAAGGAGAATCGAATGGGTGCTTACTCTTTTCTTGATATTTCGGCTTCTCTTTCCGGGCCGACAGGTTCATTAGATCTTGGGGCTGGTTCTGCCAACTCCGAAGAGGGGATCACGGTCACGATGACCGAGGCAAAGAACACGATGACTATCGGTTCTGACGGTGAAGTGATGCACAGCCTCCACGGCGGCAATAGTGGCGTTATTACCGTCACCCTGCTTAAAACATCTCCTCTGAACAAAAAACTTTCCATCATGTACAACGCGCAGCGCATGTCGTCAGCGCTGTGGGGAAATAACGTGATCGTCGTGCGTAACAGGGTGTCCGGTGATATCGGTACGGCGCGCTCCTGTGCTTTCCAGAAACAGCCTGACTGGAATAACCCGAAGGTAGCCGGAACGGTCGCCTGGGTATTTGATTGCGGCAAGATTGACGAAGTTCTCGGGGAGTTCTAACAGATGGAATGCAATATTAATGGCGTGGAATACCGCGCCGCAAAACTCAACGTGTTTGATCAGCTCAAGGTTACACGCAAACTACTGCCGCTTCTCGCAGGGATGATGACTGACTTCGGGAGCATTCGCTCCCTGCTGCCAGCAGACGGTAAGGTTGACTCCAAAAAATTTGATGAGCTTAAGCCAGTATTTGAAACGTTGCTGCCGCGTATCGCTGACGAACTGGCCTCGATGAAAGAGGAAGACACCAACTCGATAATTCATCCTTGCCTGTCGGTTGTGGCCCGAAAAAACGGGACGGTCTGGACGCCTGTTTTCAACAGCGGTGAGTTGATGTTTGATGACATCAATCTCCTGATCATGCTGCAGCTGGTGGCGCGGGTGGTCGCCGATTCGCTGGGAAATTTTTTGCCCGTGAGCCTTACCAGCGAGACGCCGGACCAGACTCAGGGTTAACCCTCAACAGCCTGCCTGACGGGCTGTCTTATCTCCTTGACCCGGTTGACGCCGGGTTAATCCCTTATTACGCGCTGAAGGATGGATCAGTCGATCTGTGCGATATCGCGCTGATGAATGACCATCTGGCCGTTAAGGCTGACAACCAGCGCAGTATTGAGAAATGGAGAGAGGATAATGAACGCTGAGACTATTAAAGATTTTCTCGTCTCCCTTGGCTTTGATATTGATGAAGCCGGATACGAGAAATTTGAATCTGTTCTTGCTGGCGTCACCGCAAATGCCATAAAAACAGGGCTAGCGGTGGAAGGTGCGGCGCTGTCCGTTGTTGCGTTTACGGCGAAAATTGCCTCCGGTCTGGATAATCTCTACTGGGCATCTCAACGCACCGGCGCGACGGTTCAGGGGATTCAGTCGATTGGCTACGCAGTTTCGCAGGTGGGCGGTAGTGTGGACGCGGCGCGGACTTCGCTGGAAAGCCTCTCCCGGTTTGTGCGTAATAATCCCGGCGCGGAAGGCTTTCTGAACCGCCTGGGCGTACAGACCCGGGACGCCAGCGGGAATATGCGCGATATGGCCGCCATTTTTACGGGCGTCGGCCAGAAGCTCAGCAGCATGCCGTATTACCGGGCTAACCAGTATGCGCAGATGCTGGGCATTGATGAAAATACCCTTATGGCGATGCGCCGGGGTTTAGGGGGATTCTCCGGCCAGTACAGCGGGATGGCAAAGGCCATCGGTTTCAATGCTGACGAGGCGGCCAAAAGCTCCAACAGGTTCATGACCTCCCTGCGCGAGTTCGGCGCGATGGCAGGCTTGGCCCGTGACAAGATCGGCTCTAATCTTGCTGGTGGTCTGGCGGGTTCGCTGGACACGCTGCGCCGCCACATCCTGGATAACTTCCCGCGCATCGAGCAGACCCTGACGAAAGCCATAAAAGGTATTCTGACGCTCGGGGATATCATCGGGCGCCTGTTCTTCAGGCTTATTGAGGGAACATCCAGCCTTATCACCTGGTGGCAATCACTGGACAAGCAAACGCGGGAACTGATCTCGCTGTTTGGCGCACTGACGATTGCGCTGCGCATTCTGAACAGCACGTTTTGGATGTCGCCGATTGGCCTCATTACCGCGCTGGCGGCGGGGATCGCCCTCCTGTGGGAAGACTATCAGACCTGGAAGGAAGGCGGCCAGAGCCTGATTGACTGGGAGAAATGGAAACCGGAGGTCGACGTCGCGCTGAAGATGGTTCGTGACCTGAAAGCGACCGTTAACGACCTGGCGAAAGCACTGGCGAAACTGCTCAACATTGACCCCAAATCGTGGTCCCTGAAATGGGATTTCAGCAATTTCATCGACCAGATGGGGGAGTTCAGCAAAATGCTGAACATGATCGCCGACCTGCTCAATGCCATTAAAGACGGTCGCTGGGCCGATGCCGCCAGCATCGGCAAACAGATGCTTAATCAGGGCAGCGAAAATTCGTCAGCGATGCCAATGGTAACAGACAGCGCCAACGGTGCCGCCGACTGGATTAAAGAGCACTGGGGATTCGATCCCCGCAGCGTAGGCCGAACGGTTCGCGGCTGGTTTGGGGGTGATGACCCTGAACAACACGGACAGTCAGTTAAGCGGCCACAACCAACAAAAGCTGGCGCTGAGCTGCTGGGATGGATGCAGCCGATGCTAACCAATCTGGAACACCTATACAGGCTTCCGGAAGGTTTATTGCGCAGTGTGGCCATAACTGAATCAGGCGGGAATCAGTTTGCAGTTTCCGGCGCCGGCGCTAAAGGCCTGTTTCAGTTTATGGACGGCACTGCACGAGATATGGGGCTGCGCGGGAATGATGTTTTCGATCCGGAGAAGGCTGCGCAGGCTGCAGCAAAATATCTTTCACAGTTGCTGCGGGCGAATGGCGGTGACCTGAGCAAGGCGCTGGCGTCATATAACTGGGGGATCGGGAATGTACAGAAACACGGGATGGCCCTTATGCCTCAGGAAACCCGCAACTACATTCCGAAGGTGTTAAGCAACATGCCCGCCCCCGGAGCTCAGGTCCAGCAACAGAACACCTATCACATTTACGGTGGTGGTGATCCGCACTCCGTGGGGAATCAGGTAGAACGTCGGCAGCAGTCTGCAAATGCCCAGCTCATGCGCGGCAATCAAACGAAGGTGGGTTAATGGATATTCTCTCTACTCTCTTTCATCAGCAGTCCAGGAGAATTGGGGTGCTTATCCCCAGTGTGGTTGTTTCAGAGAAGCACACCGACACGCTAGAGATAACAGAGCACCCTGTCGAGGTCGGTGCCGCCATCGCTGACCATGCCTACAAAAAACCGTCTGAAGTGGTGATGGAGGTCGGTTTCGCTGGTGGCGGATCGTTGCTGGATTTTGCCAGTAACCTGACGGCCACCAGCTTACTGGGTCTGAGTCCTCAGCAGACGTATCAGGAGATACTCGACTTGCAGGAAAGCCGTATTCCCTTCGATGTGGTGACCGGCAAAAGGCTGTATAGCAACATGCTGATCCGCGCACTGGAGGTGACGACCGACAGGACGACCGAAAATGTCTTGTCCGCCGTCCTCACCCTGAGGGAGGTTCTCATCTCGCAGACGCAGCAGGTAACCGTCGCGGATAAAACCGACATGAAGGACGGGGCCAGCACGTCGCCAGTCCTCAATACCGGAACCAAAACAACTAAACCGCCCAACACTTCTTTATTGCAGAGTGGTGCGGCTTTTCTGGGGCTGGGTTAATGACTATTCAGGAAATTCCGCTGACCGCGGATAACCAGCAGTTCAGCATCATCCTGGCGGGTATCACGTGGCGGATTCGCATCATCTGGCGTGACCTGTACTGGATCATGGACCTGCAGAACGACAGGGGGGAGCCGGTAATCTCCGGCATTCCTTTGGTCACTGGCGTCGACCTGCTGGCACAGTATGCATACATGGGACTGAGTTTTAAGCTGGTGGTGATGTGTGACGACAGTACACAGGATTATCCGACGAAAACCGACCTGGGCGGTCGCAGTCATTTACTGGTATTAACGGAGTAAGCATGTCACAGAACTGGATGAGGCATTTCGAGCTGCAGCTCGTGGGCGAAAACGGACAGGGTATTCAACTCAGCGATTTTAAAGTGACCTTTACGATCGACTGGTTCAACATCAGCAGCGCGTCCCGGGTGGGAACGTTCAAAATCTACAACCTGTCAGCTGATACGGTGAACCGCATCACCGGCCAGGAGTTTTCGAAAGTGCGGCTGATGGCCGGTTACGACGGTATCGCGCCGGAGGTGGCGGCCAGCGATGTCGGCATTGCGCGGGAAGTCGACGCCGACACGGTGGGCCAGAGCGACGGGCGCAACTACGGACTGATTTTTAGTGGGGAAATTCGCTACTCGGTCACAGGAAAAGACAGTCCCATTGACTCCTACGTCCTGATTCAGGCCGCCGATACGGATCTGGCATTTGCCACCAGCATTACCAATCAGACGCTGGCAGCGGGTTACACGACAGAAGATATGTTCAGGCTGTTGATGAAGGACTTCGAAGCCAAAGGCGCGACCGTTGGTCGCACTCCGGTATTCCCCCCGACTGTTTTCCCGCGCGGACGTGCGCTGTTTGGCATGACACGGCATCTTATGGATAACGTTGCTGCTCAGTGCGGCGCCACCTGGCAGTTCGTGGATGGTCAGCTTAATATGCTGCCCGAAGGTGAATACATGCACGACGCGATTGTGCTCAACAGCGCCACCGGGCTGATCGGCATGCCTCAGCAGACCATCGGTAATGGCGTTAACGTCCGCGCGCTGATTAACCCGAACATCCGGGTTAACGGGCTAATTCAACTGGATCAGGCTTCGGTGTACCGTACTGCATTGTCGAACAACGATATTGCTATGGCTGGTGGCCGCATCACCGACCAGAACACTGACGGCAATATCACACTCAGCGGCACCACGGCGCAGCCTGCCAGCATCGCAACGGATGGCGTTTATGTTGTGAAAGGCATTATGTATACTGGTGATACAAGGGGCCAGGCGTGGTACATGGACATGATGTGCGAAGCGCGTGGCGCGGCGGATCTTGTTTCCTCATCAGCGAGGGAAAGAGGGCTTCAATGAAACGGTTCTGTTTGGCGTTAGCAATGATGGTTACTGCACCGGCGATGGCTGCAATTCAGTGCGGCAATTACACAATGACCGGTGACGGAATGACTGTTATTAACGGTGAGACTGTCACATCTCAGAAAATCAAATTTCTGGGAAAAGATGGTGATTACTCAAACATGAAAATGGACATGGGCCTGATGCCTTCCCGTGATGGCAACAATTACGGCTTTGAGTTTGTGAAGCGTAACGGAAAAGCTTTCCTTAACGTCCAACTGCTGCAGAACAGCATGGACGCGCCGAGGATCATTGGATCCTTCCCGTGTAAGAAAGTGCCTGATTAAGCCATAAGTTTTGCAGACTTATGTACATAAGGCCAGGTTGATGCTGTCTACGAGGTAAGCTAGCATTTGAAAAAGGGAGATTTACCATATGCCAGCAGCTTCACCTCAACTAATAACTGATCAGCTTTTTGAGAAACTTTCGCCTTCGATTGAAAAAGGGGAGAATCTTTTAGGCGAATTTGAACTCTTCAGTATTATTCGCGATGCCAAAAAAATTCCTGTAGAAGATGAATCTTTAGCGATTCAGGGGTTGGCATGGATTGTACTTGGAGATATTACAAAAGGTAGTGATCTTTGTGAGGCCGCTATCTCAATAAATCCCTCTGAAAGCGCTTTATGGGGAAATTACGCAATCGCAGTCGGACAAAAGGGCAACCATGCGTTGCAGCGAAATATTTTAAAGCGTAGCGTTGTAATCCGAAACCCATCATTATTAGTTTTCAATTTTATAGTTTCTTCGTTCTGGGCTGATTATAATGAAATGGCTAGAGTGGTTGGGCTTTTTCAGAGTCTTGGGACTGTAGAATTAACTGAAAAACAACAAGGGGATTATATGAGTGCGGAAGCTATCTATAATACCTTAGGTAAACTCCCGGAAAATGAGCGTGAAGATTTATCAAAAATGGCAAATCTTGCGATGGACATAATGATGGGGCATAACTTAAGCGCTAAAAACTCAGGTCAGTATGTTGCTCCAGACGGAATGTTGTCATTCAACTATGACTTATTCAATGCATCACCTGATTTTATAGTCATGTTGAACGATGAGCTTGCTACTAAGATAGTTGAGCATGAGCTGCACAATGCAAAAGCAATAGTTCTTTTTACTCCGGGGGATTGAAATGCCCATAGATAGCATTGAGTTTGTAACGATTGCCCAGGATAATCTGGATAGGGATTCTGGTGAAATAGGGTGTAGAACTGCTGTTAGCCGTGCTTACTATGGTATGTATCATTCTTGCTTAGAGTTGACGGGGCCCGTGCCGAGACAGCACCCGCTGAACGGAGTATTCAAGGGGGGAACTCACTCACGTCTTGCTCAGTACATGACAGAGTGTGCAGAATTGATTTCTCCAGTTAATAATATGGAAATACGCAAGCTTGGAGTTAAACTTAAGATGTATCATAAATATCGTTGTGATGCTGACTATGAGTTAAATAAAACTGTGACACGTAAATCAGCCGAGATAATTATCTCTGAAACGAAAAATTTAATTAAACTCGTGAGTACGGTAAAATCCTCAGCAGCTTAATTCTATTGAATCAAAATAAACCCGCCACTAGGCGGGTTTTTGCTTTCTGGAGCCTACTAAATGGCAGTATCTAACCAGACCCGCAGTGGCGACCTTGCCGAAACATTCAAATCTGAGCGGGAAACAACAAAGAACCAAGTCCGTGTCGCGTTACCTGGCATCATTCAGTCATTCGACCCTGACGCGGTTACGGCGGTTGTGCAGCCTGCTGTCCGTTCGGTTGAAACTGATAACGACGGCAACCGCATCACGAATAATTACCCGCTGCTGGTGGATGTGCCGGTGGTGTTTCCGCGCGGCGGCGGCTGCACCTTAACTTTTCCGGTGAAAGCAGGCGACGAATGCCTGGTGATTTTTGCCGATCGCTGCATAGATTTCTGGTGGCAGAGCGGCGGGGTTCAGGAGCCCGTCGACGACCGGGTGCATGATTTTTCGGATGCATTCTGTATTGTCGGGCCGCAGTCACAGGCGCAGAAAATCAGCGGAATCAGCACCAGCGCCGCGCAATTGCGTACCGATGATGGGGCTGCTTTTGTGGAAGTGGCCGCAGGCCATAACGTTACTGTTAAAACCCCCGGCGCGCTGACGGCTACTGCAGAAGGCGGAACCACGATCACATCACCCATCATTACGCTAAACGGTGACGTAACCATTAACGGCAATCTGTCGCAGGGGATGGGTGAGGGCGGCGGTAGCGCAACGATGCTTGGTCCTGTCACGGTGACAAACGATGTAACGGCTGGCGGTAAGAGCCTGATGACGCATACCCACGGCGGGGTACAGACTGGCGGTGGTAATACAGGAG